CGGACCCGAGCACGCCATCAGACGCATGTTCGACTCCTGGCTGTCCTTCATGAAGGGCGTGGCCGTGAGCGCCAGGCGGTAGTGCGCATTGGTGCAGTGCCGCAGGATCTCGAAGTAGCTGTTGCCAGAGCTCTCGTGGGCCTCCTCGAGAATCACCAGCTCGAACATGGACAACAGCTTGATGGTCTGGGCACGCCGCCTCATGTGGGTATCGACCTTGACCGCCGCTTCCGCGCGCAGGTCGTTGGGGCTCGGGCGGTTGGCCTCGTGGTGCTTTTCCAGTTCCTTGACCTGGCGGTCGATCAGGAGGATCGGCACCTTCTGGGCTTTGAGGCGCTGGCGCAGCTGGTTTTCGAGCTTGAGCTCCTTGGCCACGATGGCGCTGGTCATGCGCTCGAGCTCGGTGTCCACGGTCTTTTCTTCCAGGCGCTCGACCAGGGTCTGGACCATTCCGACGCACATCTTCTTGACGGCCTGGCGCTCGGTGCCGTCCGCGTTGGTGATGGTGTGGCCGAACTGGCCGTCGCCCAAGATTGAGGGATTGACCTTCAGGTCGCGCACGAACGCCTCGTGCATCTGGTACATCAGGATGCCGCGGGTGGTGAGAAACAGGGTAGGGCGGTTGATGCGCGCGAACGCCTTCTTCGCAATCCGGCTCTTGCCCCCGCCCGTTGCAACCTGCGCAATGATCTGCCCGTGCTTCAACAGGCGCTCGACCACCTGGTCCTGGTAGTCGTAGCGCGGGTCCTCGCCGAAGTCATCGACCTTCGGGTGCTCGGGACCGAGGGGCTCGGGCAGGGGCTTTTTCACGGTGCGCACCTGATAGCCCTTCAGGCGCAGCTTGGCGGCCAGCCAGGTCACGAAGCCGGCCGGGAAGGTGCCGGCGCGAAAGTCCAGGAACGAGCTGCGCCCGTCCCACTTGTGGTCCTTGAACAGCTGCGAGTGCTCGGCGCCCTCGACGGCGTATGACAGCGCGGCTTGCACTTCCAGCTTGATCTCGCGGGTGGGCTCGATCAGCTTGGCGGTGACGGCGTTGCTGGCAATCGTGATCGTTTCAGGCATCAGTGGTGGCAGCCGGGGCTCGGCTTCTCGTGTTAAAGTATAAGTCATTCGTGACTTACATCCCGCAAGGGTGCCTCGATGTCCAGTTCGTCCATCGACCCAAAACTGCTCCAGCCCAATCCCTGGAACACCAACAAGGTATCGCCCGACCACGAGGCCAAGATCGACGAGTCGATCAAGCGCCTGGGGGTGTTCAAGCCCATCCTGGTGCGCGAGCTCGCCGGCGGCACCCTGCAGATCATCGGCGGCCAGCACCGGGTCGAGTCGGCGATCCGCCTGAAGCTCAAAGCGATCCCCATCCACAACCTGGGCCACATCTCGGACAAGAAGGCCCAGGAGATCGGCCTGGTGGACAACGCCCGGTACGGCGAGGACGACACCCTGGCCCTGGCGCAGTTGCTGGAGGGACTGGGTGACCCCGAAGACCTGGCGACCTTCATGCCGTATTCGAGCGGTGACTTCGATTCGATCTTCGCTGCTTCAAATATAGCGCTCGACGAACTTGACCTGCCCGAGGACGACGGCGCCCCACCCATGCCGGCGGTGCCGAAGGTCCAGACCCACGTTCTCATGCGCTTCAAGGTGCCCGTGGAGGACTGCGCCACCATCACCGAGATGGTCGAAAAGACCATGAAGGCGCAGAAGTTCACCGAGGAAGACGCGCTGTCCAACGCCGGCAACGCCCTGGTTCACCTCCTCACCCAGCGGGACGCCCCGTGAGCGCTCCCAACAAGTTCTCAGGCTGCAGCTCCTGCATCAACAAGCTGTGCGACCCCGACCAGTGCGCCTCCTGCGAGGACGAATCCAACTGGGAAGGGGCCGATGACACCGAAGCCCAGGAAGACACCATCGAGACGCTCTCCCTGGACGAGCTCAAAAACCTGATCGGGGGCCGCTGATGATTGCCTGGTGGATCTTTCCTGCGCTGTGCACGCTCATTGGCGTGACGCTCACGGTGCTGGCCATTCGCGAGGAACGCGACAACAACACCGTGTTCTTCGGCCTGGCCGTTGGCATTCTGTCGACGGCGTTCACGGGCGCCGCCTGGCTGATCGGCTTCATGCTCAAGGTGCTGGCATGAGTGTTAAAGGCAAAAGCACCGAGACCGTCGAGCTGTGGCCGGTCGCCGACGTCAAGCCGTACGAGCAGAACGCCAAGTTGCACGATGCCAAGCAGGTGGCCAAGATCGCCGCCTCGATCAAGAAGTTCGGCTGGCGTGGCAACCCGATCGTGGTCGACGAGGACGGCGTGATCCTGGCTGGCCACGGGCGGCGCTTGGCGGCCATCGAGCTGGGGCGCACCCATGTGCCGGTGGAGGTCGTCAAGGGCATGAGCGACGACGAGAAGAAGGCGTACCGCCTGGCCGACAACCGGGTTGCCGTCTCGGTCATGGACAGCGAGCTGCTGCAAAAGGAGCTGGCCAGCCTGGCCAACTATGACCTGGACGACATCTTCGACAAGAAGGAGCTCGCGTTCTTCGAGTCCGACCTGGGCGAGCTCAACGCCGACGCCTTCGTCGACGACCTGGACGTCGAGATCGAGCGCCAGGCCGAAGAGACCACCGCCACCGTGAGCGCGGCCGCCGAAAAGGAAGTGCCCATCGCCAAGGCCCTGGGCTTCAAAAGCGTCAAGGGCCGCGACGAGCGCGTGATCGCCGTCTTCATGGCCCGCGCCGAGGAAGCCACCGGCAAGCAGGGCGCCGAGGCGTTCGTCGAGCACCTCAAAAGCCTGGCCCAGTGAGTAAGTCATGGCTGATTTACTCGACACCCTGCCGAAGCGCATCAAGGTCGGCAGCTTCACGTTCGCGGTGGAACGGGTTGCAAGCAGCCATCCGGACTTGCAGCAGGACCTGGGCGCGTGCTGGGGCCTGACCCAGTTCCAGCGCCCGCGCATCTTGCTGGACGACTCGATGCCGCTGGACCGCCTGGTCAACACCGTGTGGCACGAGGTCAACCACGCCATCAACCACTCCTACGGCATCCAGGACGGGTGCGACGAGGAATCGATTGCCTGCCAGAGCGCCAACGGCTGGATGCAGGTGAACCTGGACAACCCGAAGCTGGAGCAGTGGCTGCACCGCGCCTGGCGAGAACTGAGGAAAGCGCGATGAAAGATCTGATGGACCGGGCGCGCGAGGCGCTACTCGAAGGCTGGGACACGGTGTGCTACCGCAGTGCCTGGTGGGTGCCCCGACGCCTGGCGTACTGGTGCTGCGTGCGGGTCATGGCCCACGCCAGCATGGTGCTGCCCTCCAGGGAGATGAACTCGATCACGCCCTCGGACATCCTGAAGTCCTGGAGCGTGGGCGACGAGGAGCGCGTATGACGATGTACCGCATCGACAAGCGCTTCCACACCGAAGTCGCGCGCACCGACCGGGTGCTGGAGATCGCCGAAGCGTTTGGCCTGGGCCTGGACGACAAGGAGTTCGTCGTCTTCGACAAGCAGGACATCGAAGTCGAGCAGGGCGACGTGGTCTACATCACCGGCCAGTCGGGCTCGGGCAAGTCGGTGGCGCTGCGCGAGCTGTCCGCGGCGATGACCGCGGCGGGCCTGCAGGTGGCCGACATCGACCAGATCTTCCTGGATCCGGACAAGCCGCTGATCGACCAGATCGGCAAGACCACCGCCGAGGCCCTGAGCCTGCTGTCGCTCGCCGGCCTGAACGACGCCTACTTGTTCATTCGCAAACCGCAGGAGCTCTCGGATGGCCAGCGCTACCGGTTTCGCCTGGCCAAGCTGATCGAGTCCGGGGCACAGGTCTGGGTCGCCGACGAGTTCCTCGCGGTGCTGGATCGCACCACGGCCAAGGTGATCGCCTTCTCGCTGCAAAAGACCGCGCGCAAGGTCGGCGCCACGCTGATGGTGGCCACCACCCACACCGACATGGTCGAGGACCTGGCGCCCAACCTCACGATCCTCAAGCGCTACCGCGAAAAGATCCAGCTGGTGCGCGCGGAGGCGTCGTGAGCGAGCGCCCCTTCACCCGCACCGCCGACGAGATCCGTGCGATCAACAAGGCGCTCAGGGAAGAGCCCTTGGCCGTGGTGCTGCTGTTCCAGAGCCACAGCAACTTCACCGGCGCCACCAAGCCGCACCTCGAGGCCCTGAGCCGCGAATACAAGTTCCTGCTGGTGGCGATCCAGTGCGACCACCTCTCGCCCGAGATGGCCGGCCTGGCCACGCCCTCGGTGACGGTGTTTCGCCACGGCGTGCAGACCTCGCCGCCGCTGCGCGGGGCGCGCACGCGCAGCGAGCTGCTGCAGTTCCTCACCTACCACGGAGTCATCGAATGAACCCGATGCAAGCCGCCATCGACGCGTCTGCCGAGCGCCGCTCGGTGGTGCTGTTCACGAGCCCCACCTGCGGGCCGTGCAAGCAGATGAAGCCGATCCTGCAGGCGCTGTCCGAGCGCCTGGGCTTTCACCTGTCGGTGCTGAGCCTGGACTGCGACGGGGTCATGCAGCAAGCCTATTCGCACGGCGTGCGGGTGGCGCCCACCTTCCTGGTGCTCGATGCCGGCCAGGTGGTGTACCGCCACGCCGGCGCCACCGGCGAGGAGCGTCTGAAGAAGATCCTGGACGAGCACAAGGTATCCCAGCTGCGGCTGGATGGAGACAACGCATGACGGTGATTGCATACGACGGCGAGAAGCTGGTCGCAGACAGGGCTGGCACCAACGGCGGCTACCGTCGAACTGTCACGAAGATCTTTCGCGTACCAGGCGGCATGGTGGGTTTTTGCGGCAACGCCATTCACGCCCAGCAGATGCTCGCCTGGTTCATGGAGGGACGAAAGCCCGATAACTATCCACATCCTTGTGAGGATGACGAGCACGCCAGCGCGATGTTCGTCGACCTGCAGGGGCGCATCTGGCACTTCGAGCGCGGACCGCTCGGGTTGCTGGTGCATGAGAAGTTCGACGCCGTGGGCAGTGGCCGCGATTACGCGCTATCTGCCATGTTTCTGGGCTGGGACGCTGAAATGGCGGTGTCCGTGGCCAGTCACTTCGACAACTGTTGCGGTAACGGCTGCGACGTCATTGCCTTAGAGGATGTGCGAAAGGAGCAGGGTGCGTCATGAACCCGAACGAGCACTGGACCCTCGCCGACAACGAGGACTGGATGGTCACGCGCCAGGACCCGCCCGCGGGCCACAGCCTGTCACTGCTGCCGCACATCTACGT